ACCAAACTCGGGTTCACAAGATTTTTGGAGGATTAGCTGTATATAGGAAGGAAATACTTGCTACTTTAGCAGTTGCTTCCATTGTTGGATTATTAGTCAAAAATGTTATGGGAGGTTCTGAGGAAACCCAAAGCAAAGATGAATCTAAAAAAGAATGGCGTAAATGGTTAATACCTACTTATAAGTCAGGTAATACTCCTTGGAAAAACCCTGATGCCATATCAGACACACCAGCTAATTCCCCAGTACGCACCATTAATAGAGAATCTCTAATTACTATGGTGCAGAGTAAGGTATACCATATGACTATTATGGATGTAGCTGGTACTGGCGAAAAGCAGGGCATAGCAACAGCTCTCAAGATTGGTCCCAGAATATGGTGGACCGCAGCACATGCTTTCTTTCCTGATTTAACCAGTATCCCTGACAAATATACCTTTGTAGTGACCATGGAAAAGGGAGATGAAACCACATCTGTTAAAGGAACGCATATAGTTATCATCTCAAATGAAAACTCTTACATCTATCCTGAAATAGACTGTATCCTCTTTTCAGATCAGAATGGTCCCAATACTAGGGACTTATCCATTTTCTTGCGGGGAAGTGATTCTGCATCGAGTCAACAAGAAGCTTTTATTATCTTACCAGAATCCAAAGTAATTGGTGTAGGCATTACGAAATATGAAGAAATAAAATGTCCCTCCAGCTATACGTCTAGTAAAGCTTGGCTGAGAACAGGTTCAGGAACTACAACTTCAGGTATGAGTGGAGCTCCCTGGATAGTGGCAACACCACCCAATGGTTGGTGTATATATGGGCCTCATGTTATGTTAATTAATGGATCCAAACCGTGTGCACAGAGTTTGACTCGGGATATGTATCTTAAAGCACTCCATTTTCTTATGAAATCCCACGATGGATTGCAAGTATCATCGACAGAAGGAGAAACGCTTTTACAATGTTGCTCTTCTCCTGGTCCTTATGCTCGTTATCAGTATGAGGATGAGATATATTGTAATTATTTTGGTACCTTTATGCAAGGTAGAAGAGATAAATTGTCAACTAAGTTTTATGTGCAACCTTGGAAACCTGCGGTAGAGCGTAAATTTGGGAGTACAAAATATGGTATCCCTATATACGCTAAACCCAAAGACGGACCATGGCGAGATTCCTTTAAGCACAATTTGATAGCTAGATGTAAATTAAAACCTGTAGTACAACTATCCTTGCTAAATTTATGCATGGAGAATTATTTAGATAGATTTCCCAAGGATGATGTTCCAGATATAGGACTTTTAGAGTTGCACTATTGCTTAAATGGAATTGATGGAGTTCCCTTTATAGATGCACTTAATATGAGCACCAGTGCTGGTATCCCATATAATAAAAGGAAGATAGATATGGTTATTACTAGAGGAGATATTCGTTATCTTAATGACGCATTATCTAACGATGTTGCCAGTGCCGATGCACAGTTAAGGGAGGGCCATATACCAGAATTTGTGTTTAAGGCTAGTGTTAAAGATGAAATAGTTACCTTTGCTAAAATTAAT